AGGGGGGAGATTGGCAGCTTCGTCGCTGGCGCTTTTCTGCGACATTGGCGATTGGCGAAAGCCAACGCGACATCCGATCTCCCCCTTGCGGGGGAGATGGCCGGCAGGCCAGAGGGGGGTGGGCGGGAACTCGGCGTTGACTATTGCGGCGGCAAGATCTTCTACGGCTCCGCGTCGAACACAGGCGTGAAGGCCCGGATCGTGCAGGGCGTGGGGTTGACGTGGCGGATCTTCACCCTGCCCTGCCCTTCCCAGCTGTCGTCGACCGGTACCTCGACATTGCCGGTGTAGAGCTTGGCCTTGCCGTCGGGCGCAACGATCGAGAGCATGCGCACAGCCTCCCAGCGGCCGCGGATGAAGGACTGGACCTGAAGCCCCGTGGTGTCGGTCTCGAGCAGCGACAGGATCAGCTTGCCCACTTTCTTACGGCGGCCGATGATCGAGCCGTCCTGGCCGCCGACATCGAGCTCCAGCGTGTCGGCCTGGGCTTGAAAGGCAAGCCCGACCTGCCATTTGGCTGCGGTTGCGCCGCCAGGCAGCGTCACTTGGCCGGAGGCGACGGTAAGACCATGAAAGACCCTGCCGTCGGCCAGCACGTCGACTTTCTCGCCATCGAGGTGGCCGAGATCGGAGACGACGTTGACCGCGGCGCCGGAATAGGTCAGCCCGCAATCGACCTGGAAGGCGTCTTCCAACGCGCCGTATTCGAAGGGCGTCTGCATCACCTCGATGTAGCGTTTGGTCACGCCGCCGATGGTACGCCTGACGATCAGCCAGATGTCGTCGACGCCGTTCTGTCCGGGCGTGACCACCGCGCTCTCGACGAGCGCCCAATCGGAGCCGGAAAACGTTCCGCCGATGCGATGGCGGTGCATACCGCGAACTTCCTGGCTCGGCTGGTGCGTGTATCCCCCAAGCTCTCCATTATCCAGCGGAAACCAAAGGATTGGGTCCGGGTCCGTCTGGTAGGCAAGCTCTACGACACCTTTCTTCGGGATGTGCTCCGATATCTGGCCGATGTCGTCGGATTGATAACGGGTGGTCTGCACCTGCGTCAGCTCCGCGATCGAACGGCGCGAGCGCGTAACATAGAGGAAGGACTGGCCGGCATCGACCGGGCGGATGCGGGCGCAACCGAAGGTGCGCGAGCGGCGGTTCTTGAACGAGGAAGGCGTCAGCGCCTCGTCTAGGCCGGATCCCGACAGCGCGCGGATGCCGCCCGATGTACCGATCAGAAGCGCACCGTCGGAATCGGCGATCCAGACGATGTCGTTGGCCTGACCGCCGCCGGCCTGGATGAATTCCAGCGCATCGTCGTCCTTCTCGCCGAGCGCGAAATTGTCGAAGTCGCCGGTGACCGACGCATAGACCGAAAAGCGCCGGCTGAAGGCCAGCCGCTCCTCGTAGAGCGATCCCGATTCCACATATTTTCCCGGCACGAACGTGCCGAGACGCCAGCGGGTGATCGGCGTGAGGTCCGGCAGCGAATGTCCGTAGAGCCTGATGGTGACAACGGTGGTGCTGACGACGCTCGCGATCTTCGCCCAGCGCCAGATGCCGTCCGAGCCCAGCAGCCGGATCGCGCGCCCGACATCGGTCGATTGGAAGCCTGCTCCGTCATTGACGCCGAGCGTCGATGACGCAGTGAGACTGAACGGCGTCATGCTGTCGCCGGCCTCGTGCCAGCCCATACGATGGATGGCGCTGTCGTTCTGGTTGCTGTCGTTCGATGCCGACCAGTTCAGGCGATAGGATTGGAACGCGATCTTGTTAGCGCATTCGTAGAACCGACGCTCACTTCTGGACCATCCGCTTTCGGCTGACCGGGTGTCGATAACGACCCAGTTGCTGCCGTCGTAGCCCTCGAAGGTCCATGATATGGGCGTATACTCGGGATTGCCGGCCACAGCCGCTATCCAGTAGGCATCGCAGACTTTCGTGGCCGACCCGGGAAAGTCATAAGCAAGCCAGCCGTTGCCGTGATCTGGGTCATAAAAGTCACCGGCGCCACTGCTGAACGGTCCCCATTCATTGCCGACGGAATAGGCGCCCGAAACCGTGCCGCTCGGCGTGGTCAGGCCGGTCATGATCGGATGGATGGCGCCGGTCTGGGCCGGCGTCATCGTCGTTCCGGTATCGTTGATGTCGTCGTATGGCCCATCCAGAAACTGGAAATCGGTCAGCGTCCAGGTGGTGTGCGCCTCGCGCGTCAGTACCTTGGGCGGATAGTTCCGATGCGTGATCCACATCTGGTCGGCCGACTGCACATAGGCAAGCTCGAAAAGATCCGCTTCGAGATAGGGCGACGCGATCTCGACCGTGCCGACGCGCGCGCCATAGGCGTAGACGCGGATATATTGGTCGCCGAACTCGAGGAAATAGGCCTGATCGGAGGAGAAAATGAAGGGAATGCCGCGCGTCTTCTTCACCGAGTTCTTCACCTCGCCGACGAAATAGGTGCCGCCGCGGGCCCGGATGCCGCCATGCGGCAGCGTGACGAAGTTCTCGCATTTGGCGAGCGCCGCGCGATAGAGCTCGAGCGAGGCGCGCGAGTGGAGCCTGGGCGAGATCTCGCCGCGGGTGAAGACGTCCTGGACCGGATAGAGCGCAGTCATCAACGAAGACTCCGGAAATCGCCGCGCTGAACCGCCCAGGCGCCGGTATAGAGTCGGCCGCCGCGCTGGATGGCGTTGGCGCTGAAGGCGGCGTCGAGGGCGCGGTCGTAGGCGGCGCGAGCGACGTCGATCATGCCGGCCTTGTGGGTCAGCGGATGCGCTGTTTTGATCGCCAGCGCCGCCACGAGCACTTCGGTGAACAGCGCGTCCCAGTCGTTCGGGTCGGTCAGATTGGCGAGGTAGCGGATGGTCAGCGGCCCAGGTTGGTCGGAATAGATGAGCCCCGCCTCCTGGCGCCAGGAGATCGGCTGCCCGTCGGGCTCGCCATTGGCGGTCAGCGGCAGCGGGCGGATGCAGTCTGCTGGCAGCTCGTAGACATAGTTCAGCGTGCAATCGCCGGACCCGGTATCCGCACCGGGAACCTGCGCCGAGAGGATGGCGAACACCCAGGCATGCTTGGCGAGCTCGCCCTCGCGAGTGAGGTCGAGGTGAAGATTGAGCAGGCGCGCCGCCTTGACGTCCTGGTCGAGGCTGTCGATCGGCGCTTCGTCGAGAACGGCCAGCGCCATGTTGGCGATGTCGAGCGGGGTGATAGCCATGGGTCTGTGATCCGTATGGGGGGTGATGCTTGGGTTCCTCGCCCCCGCAACGCGGGGGAGAGGTGTCTCGGCGAAGCCGAGACGGAGAGGGGGACGCCCTGTGCGAAACCAGAACCGGCTGAAGACGTAGCTCTTCGCGCTTCACGAAGGGCGTCCCCTCTCCGGCCGCTTCGCGGCCACCTCTCCTCCACCTTCGTGGGGGCGAGGAAAACCGCGCGCCTTACGCCTCGGTCGTCTTCAGCGCGATGAAGCTCATGTTCTTCACACTCGACGCCGTGCGGTCCCAGTTCACCGCCAGCGCCAGCTCGGCGTCGGTGGCGAACTCGCCGACGGTCGAGGCGTCGAGGAAGCGCGTGCCGGGAACATGCGCCACGAAATGCCGGCGCCCCACCATTTCGGTGACGCCGCCGCCATGGCCCTGGCGCGGCTTGCGGTCGAATTCCAGCGGGCCGCCTTCGGAATTGACCGGCAGCTCGTTCCACAGGATCGCCTTGTCCTTGAACATGAAGGCCGTGTAGACGCCGGCCGCCTGGGGGATGTCGTCGTCGACCACGCAGCGCAGCCCCATGTAATAGGGGATCAGCGGCCCGCCCTGCTCCGAAGACGGCACGTAGTCGATGAGGTCGGCGAGCTTCAACGCCTTCATCTGCTTGGAATGCATCCAGATGGTGCGGAACTTGTCCGCGCGATCGCCCATCAGGTACGCCGCCTCGATGATGTCGGTGTCGACGATCGAGGCGCCGGTGGTACGCACCAGGTCGCCGCCGTCATTGGCGACGTTGTCGGCGAGCACGCCCTTGAGGATGCCGAGCAGGGTCAGCTTGTTGGCGCGCTGCCAGTACTCGGTCTGGCGGCGCACGATCAGTTTCTGCGGATCGTCACCGGCGAGGATCGCGGTCAGGTCCGGAACGCCCCAGGCCTGGGCCCGCACGTTGCGGGCGGCGACCTCGCGGCGCGAGCCGATCTTCTTCATCTCGATGGAATCGGCCGGATCGTCGTTGACCGGTTCCGACGGATCGTTGCCGAGGTCCTTCCAGCCGGGCATGTCGACGGAGCGGCCGCCCATCGAAAGTTTGGACGAAATCGCCGGGTCGGAAAACAGGATGCCGGCCTGAAAAATTTCGAGGGACTGGACATGCTCCTCGAACGAGTACTGGGCATAGACGGACGGAACGATCGCGTCCGCGATGCGGGTATAGGCGTCTGCCATTTGGTCTTTCCTTTGAGGTTGGTGAGATAGGGCCGGCGGCTAAAGCGGGTTGTTGGGCATCCAGAGATCCGGGTTTTCGCCGGCATCCCTGGCCAGCCGCCGGGCGCGTTGAGGGTCGCTTTTGACAAGGGCGGAAATGGCCGAGATGTTGCGCTCGCCGGCGGCGTTGCGGCGGAAGGGGTTGTGGCCCCTGGGTGCCGCGTCGGCGTCGATCGTGTCTTCGCGGAACATCGCCTCGCCGATCGCATGGAAGGCGCGGGCGATCTGCGGATCGGTCAGCGCACCGTCGGGCAGAAGGATGCCCTTCTGCTTGTAGGCGTCGACCAGCCCGAGCTTCTTCATCGCCCGGTTGGCGACCTCGAGCTTCTGGCGAAAGCCGTCGCTGTCGGTCGGCCCCCAATCGCGCACCAGCTCGTCATGCGTGGCCTCGACCGAGCGCGACAGCGCCGCCTGCTGCGCGGCGGCCTGCTCGGCCATGTAACCGACGAAGCGGTCGTGATAGGCCTGCGCGATCTTCGGGCTGGCGCCCGCTTCGACCGCCCAGGCCTTGGAGGCATTGGCGAGCTCGTCCGAATAGGCGAAGTTTTCCGGCAGGTTGTCGGGCCGCCGGTACTCGACCTTCTCGGCCGATGTCAGCGGACGCATCGCTTCCGGCAATCTGGAATGGAATCTGTCCCATTCCTCCTTCGGCGCGTCCTTGCCAGGAACGCGCAGGCTTTCACCCTGCTGACGCTCCAGTTCCGCGTAGGATGTGAAAACCCGATCGAGGCTTTCGGCCTTGGTCCAGCCCTTGGCTTCAGCGAGCTTGCGGTTGCCTTCGGAAAGACCGTCAAACCAACTTCTGCCGGCCGCCGGGGCGGACCCGTTGTCCCCGGAAACCGGAGGCGTCGCCAGGTTGCCCGCCGGCCGAGCGGCCACGGACCCGGCCTCTGCCAGATCTGTCATGAGATGTTTCCTTTGTTCGAGAGTTCAAAGACATGGCGCAGCCGGCGGAGCGCGTAATCTCCCCCCTTGAGGGGGAGATGGCCGGCAGGCAGAGGGGGTCGCTGCGCGTGGAGCTCCGACCTCGTCAGGCGTTGCAGAGAGTGCTGGCGCTTCACGCGCGGCGCCCCCCTCTGTCGCCTTCGGCGACATCTCCCCCTCAAGGGGGGAGATTGGCGCCTACGCGTTATCGCCCCAGTTCTCCCACAGCAGCGTGATCGTGCCGGTCACGGCAAGCGTGCCGTCGGCGTCGATATCCGTGCCGGTGGCGAAGGCGAGGTTGAAATAGAGATCGACCGGCGTCACTGTCCCATCGAGCGTCGAGGCGGCGGCGATGTCGGCGGTGGAGGCGGACGACAGCGCGGCGCCCGCGCCGTCCAGCGTGCGGGCGCTGGAGGCCAGCACATTGACCATGGTGCCGGCGAGCGTGGCGCTCGACGCCGGAGCCGAGCCCAGCGACCAGGTGAGCGCGGCGTTGTCGTTGATGGTCGACGCACGCGTGGTCAGCACCGCGAATTGCAGCCTGGCGGTGCCGCCCTTGATGCGCACCTTGCCGTCGGTGAAATCGAAAATCTTCTGGCTTGCATAGGCGAGCGCATCGGTCACCGGCACCTGCATGCCGGCGAGGGTGAAGACGGTGCGGTAGGAACCGCCCTGCCCGCTGGTCACGGCCTTGAGGCCGAGCTTGGGCGGCGCAAGGCCTGCCTCACGGGCGGCGGCGCGGGCAAGGGTCCGGGGAAGTCCTCGGGTCAT